CCGTGCCGAAGGACTGCCCGAGGACAACACCGCCGCGCAGCCGTTTTATCGTTTGTTGATTCCGCCCTGCCGTACGTCGGCAGGGCTTTTATTTTTGTATGTGCATCGGTTGACGGCGGCGGCGTATGCGCCCCGGCAATGGTTTTTCTGCCACCAAAACAGTTTGTTGATGATCCAAACCACGCGCCGCCAGCGTGTATCGCCGTCCAACACGCCAAGGCGGTAGGCGCGGACGGACAGGGTTTCAGACGGCCGGCCGCCCAGCACGGCGTTAATCAGTTGGTCGGCGGCAATGCCGACGGATTTGGCGTAAGCGGCTACTTTCAAATTCCCCATTTAATAACCCTCCACGTAAACAAGGATATCGACAGGCTCACTATCGCTGCCACGCGTGCGGGCCATGTCCAAATAAACTTTGTTTAAATTGCCCTCCTGTTTTCGGAGGTTCCAGGCTATTGCCTGTTCGGCCGCCTCATTGTTATAAGTAGACGACTGCTCCCGCTTTGTCGCCCGTATAACTTGTGCGCGCACTTCGAAAACCGCACCCGGCATGGCGGATATCAACGGCAGGGCTATCGTTACCCCTTTGCCGCCGACATTAACGGCCGCCACATTGTCATCCTCAGGCTCGAAATAGATGTCGCGTGCGTGCTTGATGTGGTACCTGTGGACGATACGTCCGTCAGGGTAGGCAATAGTTTGCCAATCACAGGCCATCTGATTAGCCGTCTGCCCATTTGCCGTTGCAGGCAGTGTAAAGCTGCCGGCCTTCCTGACAACCCCTTCGATCATCCGCTTGACAAATGCCGTCGTCGCCNACCGCGCACCGTCTGCGCACCCGCCAACATCACAGCACCGCCGACAGTCCGCTGGACAAACTCCGTCGTCGCCACCGACGTATCGTTGCTGGTCACCGCAGGAGTGACCGTTCTGAGGCCGTCTGAAAAGGTTTTCACGCCGCGCACCGTCTGCGCACCTGTCAACAAAACGGCTTGGCCGGCCGCAGTTCTGACGGCCTCCTCCAGCTCTGCGGGCGATACGGTGATTTTCGCCCATGCCGTCCAGTTGCCGCCGTTGCGCTTGCCGCGCCGCCATACCTCATCGACATCAAACGGGATATAAATCTGATGCGAGGCTATGTCGGTATCGCTGTTATACGCAGACGGCAAGCTCAACAGACTACCTGCTTTTTGCACGGGATAATTGCGCTCTGCGGTGGCATGTACGTTTAATGCCTGCCCGAAAATACCCGGAGAGGTAATGCTGTTAAGGTCTTCGTTTGTCAGCCTGTTGGCATCCGCCTTAACCGCCGCCGCTTCTGCCGCTTTTGCGGACACCCAGCTTTGGTAGGCCACCGTCTCGCCCGCCGCGCCAATCTGATGGAAGCGCAAAACTTTTGCTTTTTTACCGGGCTCTTCGAACTTAAAGTTGAAACGGATGCTGTCGCCCACGGCTTCGGCCGCCGCCGGATTGGCCTCGAATATCCAATTGCCGCGTCCGGACGGCATGATAATTTTATTCCATGTGTTCGCTCGACCGACGGTCAATGTGCCGTCGGCAATGGTTTGGTCGCCGCTGTTACCCAGCTTTTCTTCGTTAAGTTTTTTGCCCATCGCGGCCGACAAGGCATCATCCGCCGCCGTGCCGGTCAGCGCATTGGCCACTCTGACTATGCCGCGTGCGGTAGATGAGGCTCTGGGCAATTTGTGGCTGTGGGTATTGCTGACGGCCACGCTCTCGCTGGTTTCTGTCAGGTCGGCAGGCCGCCCCAGGGAGATGGTGCGGTTGGCCGCCAGCGTGCCGCCGCCCGTCAGGCCTTCACCTGCGGTGATTTGGCCGGTTTTTAAGGCGTAAGCCTGAGCCGCCTCGGTTTTATTTGCGCCAATCTGGGCAACGGCTTTGGCCAGTTCGGTTTTCAGCCACAGGGTACGGTTGGCCAGCGCCTGAAAGGGCAGGTTGACGGGGGCGTTGATGCCGCCGATGACGCTGTCGCCCGGCTCTATCATGCGCACGCCTGCGGTGAAAACGTTTTGTTCGGTAAAGTTGGTCATTAGGCTGCTCCGAAGTTGTATGTGCCGTCGAATGTGATTTCGCCGTCCCATTTGAGCGGCGTGTTGCGGAAATCGATGTAGACCAGTTCGCAGCGCAGGGGGGCGATTTGCCCGAGGATATCGCGCAGCTGCGCTGCCTGGCGGTTGGAAACGGGGCGGCGGACGATAACGGCGTATTTCGCCCAGTCGCCCGCTTCGCCGCCGAAGCGGTAGGTGCCGTCGAATTTGGCCGCGCCGTTCCAGCGCAGGAAGGAGGCGCGTTCAATGATGTCGACCTCGCCCAGCTGTAAATCGCGGAACAGGCGGCGGATAACGGCGGGCGTGCCTTTGTTCTGATGTTTGGCGACGAAATCGGCAATCAGGCGGCGCTGCGCCTCTTCGGTTTCGGCAAACATCCAGCCTTCGGCGTCGCCTATGCTGTTTTCCCATGCCAGCCATGGCAGCCACTTTTCATCGCAGGCGGCCGTGTCATGGGCGCGGATGATTTCCCGGCAGTCAATGGCGGCCAGCTCTTCGGCCGTTATCTGCGCCAGCATGTGTTGCAGCGGCGTGCTGCCGCTTGGCATGATGCCCATTTCAGACGGCCTCCCGTGCGGTGATTGAGGTGACGCGGATAAATTCGCCGGCGGTGCAGGAAATATCGGCATCCGGCCGGATAAGGCGGACTTTTTTCACGCCCGGCGCATCGAGTGCGCCGATGATTTTCGACAAGGCCAATTCGCCGGCCAAGCCGCCGTTGGCGGCAATCACGGCGTCGAGTGCTTCGCGCTGGGCGGCGGCCACCAGCCGTTTGTCCGGGCCGCCTTCGTAGGTGGTTTCGTATTCGATGGCGGTGTCTTTGGGCTTGCCTGCCGCCGTTTCCACGGTGTCGCACAGCGGGCGGCGGGTTTCGTCGGAGAGGTAGGCGGCCACTTTGTCGAGCAGTTCGCGGGTCGGCACGCCCTGTCCGGTGTAGCTTTTGATGTAGACGCGCACCGTGCCGGCCACGGGGCGGCTGGGGTTGGCATCGGCCACGCCTGCCACGTCGAGGGCGTGGGCGCGGTAGGCGGCGTAGGGCCCGGCCACGGCGAATTTTTCGGGGTGCATCTGAATGCGGCGGCGGAATTCGGCGTCGGACTCTTTGATTTCGGGCACGGGCGGACGGGCGGCGGGGTCGGCTTTTTGTACGGTTTTGCGCGTCAGGCCGCGCGACGCGCCGATATGGTCGAGGTCTGCACCGGTGGCGAGGGCGAGGAAGGTGGCGCGGCAGGCGTCGTTGACGCGCTCGCGCAGCAGCATTTCGGAATAGGCCTGCTGCTGCAAATCGGCGGTGAGCGGCTCGCTTTCCAATTCGAGGGCGGCGGCGACGGCGGCACGGGCGGCTGCGGGCATCAGCGCAATCAGGCGCTGCTTTTTGCGCGCGAAAATGTCTTCAAAAGAAACGGTTTCGATCACATCGGGCGCGGGAAGCTGTGTCAGGTCGATTTCTTGGTTCATGGCATCTCACATATTGACGACGAAGGTTTCCGCCCTGCCGTTCAGCTCGCCCTCTATGGCGATGCGCACGCGGCCGCTGCCGTCGGCAAGCGGGGTGACGGCGGCGGCGGTGACGGTGAAACGCGGCTCCCATGCGGCCAGCGCCATCACGGTGGCGGAGGCGCAGCGCAGCAGGGTAATTTCGTTCAGCGGCATATCGATCAGCAGGGGCAGCAGGCTGCCGTATTCTTCGCGCTGGACGCGCTTGCCGATGCGGGTAAACAGGATGTTGAGCACGGACTGGGCGAGGTGTTCGCGCAGGGGCAGCAGGCGGCCGGTGGCGGCGTCCATCATTTGACCGGCTCCCCCGTATGGCCGCCGCCCGGGGTGACGCCCTTGTGGGTGTGGGCATCGAGGACGACGCCGTTGCTCGAGAGCGTGCCGCCGCCGTGGCGGATATCGCCGTTGATGGTGGTGCTGCCTCCTTGGCCGTTGCTGCCCGCCATGCCCGCCTGATAGGTGAACAGGCCGTCGACGGTCAGCGCACCGGTGAAGCTGCTTTGCGGGCAGTCGATGAGGAGGGATTGCGCGGCCTGCACGGTGATGGTTTTGATGCCGGAGGCATCGAGGCTGCCGGAGGCGTGGTTGTAGCGGATGCTTGCGCCGTCGGGAAAACGGATGACGGTTTCGTCGGCGGAATTCGAGGGCTGGGGGAACTGGTCGGACATCAGGCCGCAGAGGACGAGGCCGTTGGCGGTTTCGCCGCTGGGCGAGAGGACAAGGCAGTTTTCGCCGACGCTGGGCGGACGGTGGACGGACACGCCGCCCGCAAAGGGGACGAAATAGGGCAGCCAGTCGGTGAGCAGATTGCCGATGCGCACGCGCACGCGTCCGGCGGGGTCGCTCTCGGCGATATTGCCCTGTTTGATGAGGTTGGCGGTTTTGCGCTGGTCTTCGGCGGACACGGTGTTTCCCGGCGGTGGTAACGGTGTGCCGATTATGGACGAGGGCGCAGACGACGCGGGGCGGCGGAGGGATTGAGGGGCTTTTTCAGCAGCACGGGAGATAAAAAAGGCCGTCTGAAAGGGTTTCAGACGGCTTTTTTTTATTTTCCTGCATCAGCCAAATGGCTGATAAGCAGTGCTTCAATGGTGCTCAAGTCTTGGGCAGAGAAGCCGAGCAGGGGGCGAGCAGGGAGGCCGCTTTTGAGGTGACTGGGGCGGCGGGGACTGCCTTCTTGGTGTTGGGCGGCGATGTCGGCGATGAGGCCGCCCATAAAGCCGATGAGGGCGGCGCGGTCGGTGTGGCGGGCTTTGAGGAAGCGGTAGCGGTGGAGTTTGCGGAACATGAGGCTGCTGCCCGCGCGGGGGATGGTGATGCTGCTGCGGTGGTAGCGGCGCACTTCAGATGCGCCGTATTCCCAGCCCATTTCCAGTTTGGGGTCGTAGCCTTTGGGGTCGCTGCGTTCGGTTTTGAGGCGGCGGAATTTTTTGAGTTCGCCGCCGACGATAAATGGCTGGTCTTGGCGCAGGATTTCGCCTTTGCGCAGGGGGCGGCCTTGCAGGCCGCTGCGCGGGGTGTAGGCGCTGCCGTCGGGGGCTTGGTTGGCGGCAATGCGCTGTTTGACTGACCGGCGGATGGTGCGCGCCAGTTCGCGGGTTAGCTTGCGGATTTGGGCTGGCTCGAGCTGCCGGACAAGGGCATCGAGGCGGTCGGCGTAGTGTTGCAGTTCATTCATAGCTGCCTCCGTGCAGGATGTTGGCCATTTCGTCTTCTGTCGGCGGTTTTTGGTGGCGGACGATGACTTGGCCGTTGTTGTCGGCGGTGACGGTGATGCGCTCGCTGAGGGCAAGTTCGATAAGGAGGTCGCAGCTTTGGTTGTCGAGGATGTCGGCCTCGAAGCGGTAGGCGTTGTCGGGGACACGGCCGGGGGCGAGGAGGTCGGGCTGGTGGGTGCGCGCCCAGTTGATGATGACGGCGTTGAGGATGTCGGTGTCGCCGGTGTAGCCGTCGATCATGAGGGCGAGGGTGTAGCGTACTTCGTGGCCGAGGGTGTGTTTGTTGCCGAAGACGCGGCCGTTTTGCACGAAGAGGGTGAGTTTTTCGGGGTTGTTTTTGAGTTCGGGCAGGTGTTTTTCAATTTCTGCCCGCAGCAAAGCGGGTTTTTCCATAGCGTTCGATTTCCTGTTGGCAGGCGGTGCAGCAGCGGCAGCCGGGCGCGGCGGCGCGGCGCGCTTCGGGGATGGCTTCGCCGCATTCTTCGCATTCGTAGGCGGAGACGGCGGGTTGGGCGGCGTAGGCGGCGGCTTGGGCATCGAGGGCGATTTGCCGCTGCATTTGTTCGATTTCGGCGGCTTGGTCGTAGAGGTCGGGCATATCCGGCTTTCTTTTCGGCCGTCTGATTTTCAGACGGCCTTTTTTTTGCGTTACGGGTTTTCTAGGCAGGCGGCGAGGGTGTCGCGGGCGGCTTTGCATTGGTCGAAGGCGGCGCGCTCGGCGACAAGGGCGCGGACGAGGTCGGCATGGGTGCGGATGTCGGTTTGGTGCCGCAGGCATTCGGGCACGGCGGGGCAGACGGGCGCGGCGGCCGGCGGTGCGGCGGTGCAGGCGGCGAGCATGAGGAGGAGGGCGGCGGCAAAGACGGGGTTCACGGGTTTTCCTTGGCGTTGAGGGCGCGGCGCAGGGCGTCGGGCAGGGGTTGAGCCGCCCATTGGGATTCGGCGGCAAGGGCTTGTTCGCTGCGATGGCGTTCGGCGGCGGCAGTTTGTTCGGCGGCTTGCAGGCGGCGGACAAGATCGGCCTGGTGCGCGTGCAGTTGTTTGGTTTCGCGGCGGGCTTGGTCGCGCTGCCCTTCGGTATCGGCCAGCTGCTGCGCGAGGGCACTCAGACGGCCTGCCTGTTTGAGGTTGAGGCCGACGGACATAATCAGGGCGGCAGTGATAAGGGCGGCGGCGGTGACAAGGTGTTTCATGCGGTTTTTTCCTTGGCGTCGTAGCGGGCATAAGCGTTGGCCAGTTTGGCGTCGTAGTTGTTCTTCTTGTAGGCCCTGCCGTTGTAGCGTTCGGCGAAGGCCGCCCAGTCTTTGGCCTGCAGGGCGGAGAGCATGGCTTTGTCGGCTGCGGCGAAGCGGGCGAAGGCAAGGAGTTGTTCGCCTTCGCTTTTTTTCATGGCGTCGACGAAGCTGTGGATATCTGGGTGTCCGGCGGCGGTGTGGTTGAAGCCCATGATTTGGAACAGCCCCCAGCTGGCGGCTTTCATGCCGCATTCGGGGTCGATGGTCATGGCGCGGGCGAGGCGGGGATATTCGGCTGTGCCGCCGCGATAGCCGCCGGGGGTTTTGGCGCAGATGTGCGGGGCTTCGCGTTCGGCTTCGGCGGCGGCGGCTTTGCCGCGCGCTTTTTCGAGTTCGCGGTGGAAGATGTGGCGCTCGAAGAGGATTTTGACGCGGCCGTCCGGCAGGTAGCCGCTGCCCGCGCTTTCGACGTGGACGACTGCTTTGATGACGGCGGGTTCGACGGCGAGGATTTCGGCGGCGGCGCGGATGTCGACTTCTTTGAGTACGCGGGAGGTGTCTTCTCCGGCGAGGGCGGCGAGGGTATCGCGTCCGGCTTTGCCGTCGGCCATCAGGCCGCAGGCCGTCTGAAAGGCGGTGACGGCGGCTTCGGTTTTTTCGCCAAAATCGCCGTCGTCGGCGACGGGGTGGCCGTGGGCGGTGAGGGCGCGTTGCAGTTCGGCGACGGCTTCGCCTTTCATGCCGTATTTGAGCAGGGTCATGGTTCGTTCCTTTCTTGTCGGGTGGGGATGCGGCCGATGTTGCCGCGGGCGGCGACGATGCAGCCTGTGTGGACGGCAAGGCCGAGGATGAGCAGCCAGAGGACGAGGTTGTCGGCCTTGACGGCGGCGGCAATGACGAGGCCGCCGTTTTTGACGAACAGCAGGAAGGCGGCGAAGGACAGCAGCGGTTTGTGGGTGCGGCCGCGCTTATCGAAGGAGAAGACGCTGACGGCGGAGGCCAGCGACAGGGCGATAATGACGGCGTATTGCAGGTTGCTCATGCTTTACTCCTTTTTCGGTGCGGGCGGCAGGCGGTCGGCAAGCCATGAGTAGCCGCGTTGGATAATAAAAACGGAGAAGGCGGCGGCGAGGACGGAGCCGGTGAAATCGTTGGCTTGGAAGTTGAAGGGCAGGATGGCGGTGAGCAGTTCGGCGGCATCGTCTCCGGCGAAGATGCCAAAAAAGTAGCTGACGGCGAACAGCCATGCTTTGGAGATGAGCGGGTAGCCCTGACGGCCGAGGATGAAGAGGCTGGCGCCGACCAGTGCGCCGATGGCGACGGAGGCGGGAAGGTGGTAGCTGCCGATAACGATGACGGCGGTGTTGATAACGGCGGTTTGTTTGTCCTGCATGGTTCAGTCCCAGAGGTTGAGGGTGCGGATAATGGGCGTTTCTTCCTGCGGCGCGGGCAGGCGGATGTTGATGCCTGCGGGAAGGACGGCGGGCTGTGCGGACAGTCCGGGGTTGGCGGCCAGGATGCGTTCGACCTGGCCGCGCGATGTGCCGTAGTAGCGCCAGGCGATGGCGGACAGGGTGTCTCCTGCGGTGCTGGTAACGGTGTCGGCGCGGGTGTGCATTTTCAGACGGCCTTTATTGTCAGACGAGTTCGCAGTCGATGCGGGCGCGGCCGAGCAGGTCGGCGACGGCATGATGGCCGTCGCGCCGGTATTGTTCGGCCTGCTCTTGTTTGGCATCGGCGCGGGAGGCAGTTTTTCCGGCGGCGTCGTAGTCGGCGTAGTGTTCGAGCAGGGCGGCTTTGGTGTAGCAGTAAACGGCGCGGCGGTAGCGCCACTCGGCGCGGCTTTGGCCGTTAATCGTCACGCTGTCGGTGGCGGCGAGTGTGCCGCCTTGGGCTTCGAGCGCGGTGCATTGTCCGTTGACGTAGGCTGCGGCTTCGACGGCGGCAAAGTGTAGGCGTTCGGGGGTAACGGTGTTGTCGATGCGGACGGCCTCGCGCAGTTGCTGCAGGTCGATCACCGGCCAGAACGCGCCCGATTCGACGGTGCGCAGCTTGTCGGGTTGTTTCGCTGTCGGGGCGGTGGGGAAAACGAGTTCGGGCATGGCGCGCTTTCATGAGGGTATGGCGCGGACGGCGGCACGGGCGGGAGGTGTGAAAGGATAAGCACCTGCCGACAGGCCGCCGCCTGCCATACGGGGGAGGAAGAAGGTCAGGTTTTTTCGAGTTCGGCTATGCGTTTTTTGACGCTGATTTTCGGGTTGTACTGCAGGGCGAGGCGGTAGAGGCGCAGGGCTTCGGTGCTGTCGCGCTCTTCGATTTGTTCGGCAACGGCGCGCAAGACTTTTGCGCGGATGTTGTCGTTGATGTTGTAGCGGTGCAGGCCGTCGTCGCGCTTGTCCGTCACCCAGCCGGTAAGGACGTCCAATGTGGCTTCTGATGCATGGTGGCCGCGCATGATTTGTTCGGCGTACTCTTCGGGGACGAGTTCGGCCATGTCGCGCTGGAACTCGTCGGCGGTTTCGATGTTGTTGTCCATGGCGAACTGCGCCAGAGGCAGGGCGGCGTCGAGTTGGCCGCAATCGAGCTGCCAGATGAGGACGGTGGGGATGATTTTGTCGCCTTGGGCGGGGGTGTCGCCGCTGAGGACGCCGTTCACCCATGCCTGATACTGCGGCAGGATGTCGGCTTTGACGGCTGCTTTGTCTTCCATGCCGTTGATGGCTTTGACAGTAGCTTTGTCGGCACGCAGGCGGACGAGCAACTGTTGGTAGGCGGTGAGTTCGGCGAGGCTGTCGGCTTCGGCGGCGGCATGGGCGGTTTCGCTTTGGAAATGGGCGCGGGCGTAGCTCATGGTTCGGTCTCTTTGGCACTGGGCGCGGCAATGCCGCACCACGGAAAAAAATGGGGCGGCATTGGATGCCGCCCCGCGGCTTAGTCGGCGGCTTTGAGGTTTTCCACCAGGGCGGCCGCACCGTACTCTTCGATGTTGAAGTCGATGTTTTTGGAGAGGTAGCTCTCGATTTGGTCTTTCTTCGGATTGTCGATGAGGGTGCGGCGCTCCGCTCCAGTCTGATAGTAGATGGAGAGGTTTTTCAGCGGGGTAATGAGGAGGGTGTCCTGCGGCATGTGCGGCACGTAGACGACGGGCAGGCCGCCGAGGGTGCGTTCTTTTGACAGGCCGCCTGCAGCTTCGAGTTCGGTGGCTTTGTCGGCTGCGGTGTTGATGATGCGCAGGTATTTGTCGCCGACGGTGCGGCGGGAGGCGATGACGACGAAGTCGGTGCGGTCGGCGAAGCGTTCGTCTATCAGTTCGTTGAGGACGTCGGTGACGACGGCATCGAGGTTTTTGTAGGCGGCATCGGCGGCCGCTCCGTATTTGACTTCTTTTTTCGCCACTCCGACCTGGCCGCTCTGCCAGCCGAGGACGCGGGCGGGGTTTTCTTCACGCATTTTTTGCAGCCAACCTTTGGCGACGTCTTGCAGCAGGGGGTTGGCGGCAAAGTCGCTGTTGTCGGCGCGGGTTTTGCCGTTCATGCCGATGGCAATCAGGCTGAGAGCGACGGATTCGGCGATTTTGGCGTTGATGCGCTTGGCGAAATCGGGTGCCTGGTAAGTCCATGCGTCGATTTCTTCGTAGCGCAGGGCGGTGTCGAAGTTGGTTTGCAGCAGGGTGTATTTTCTGCCGGTGAGGTTGTGGATGCTGCGCGGTTTGCGTTCGACGCCGGGGTCGGCGGTTTTGGCGGTGCTGCCGATGAGGCCGGTGGAGAGGCCGACGAGTTCGCCGACTTGTTCGGTTTTGCCGACGATGCTGATTTTGCCCAACAGGCCGCTGTTGAGGGCGATTTCGTCGTACATTTTCTGGGCGATGGCGGGCTGGACGGCAAAGCCGTTGCGCACGTCGTCGGCATTGACTTGGTTTGCCTGCGCGATGGCGTCGACGGCGGCGGCAAGGGCGGCGGTGAGGTGGGCGGACTTGGGCATGGGTTTTCCTTTTGATTGGGTTTGCGGTTTCAGACGGCCTTACCAGCCGACGCTGCCTGCTTCGCCGGTCTGTTCGGCGCGGGGCGGGTTGGCTGGCTGCGCTTCGAGGGCTTCTAGGCGGGAAAGCAGGGCGGCGAGGGTTTGGCTTTGTTCGTTTTGCGCTTCGATGATTTTGGCGAAGAGTTCGGCGGCCTGTCGGTTGTCGCCGCGCAGGGCGTCGATTTGGGCGGTGTATTCCTGCTGCGGCTGCGGGTCGGTTTCTTTGGTTTGTCCGGCCGCAGGGGCGGGGGCGGGTTGGGTCTTGTCTTTGCCGAAGTATTTGTCGAAGAGTTTGGCAAAAATGCCTTCGGCGCGTTCTTCGTTGATGGTGACGGGTTCGGCCTTTTCTTCGGGCTGGGTTTTGTCGGTCATGGCTTGGCTTTCGCAGTAGGTGGAGAGTCGGATTTTTCGGGCGTCGGCCAGTGCGCGCCCTGCGGTGTAGTTGGCGGTTGTGCCGAGGCTGGCGGGGTCGTCGGTAACGGCGAGGCCGACGAGGTAGGCTTTGCCGGTGTCGGCAAATTCGGGGTCTATTTCCATGCTGGTATAGACTTTTTTGCCTTTGTCCCACAGCTCTTGCAGGGCGGGCAGGACGGACAGGCGGGCGAGCAGGCAGGTTTTGTCGTTGTCGGCAGGCCATGGGGCGGTTTTGAGTTCGAGCACGTCGCCGTAGCCTGCGTAGTCGGGCAGGAAGAAGCGGATGTGTTCTAGGTTGATGCGTGCGCCGTAGATGCTGCGGTTGTAGCTTTCGGCCATTTGGTTGAGGTGTTCGGCGGATATTTTTCGGCCGTCGGCGGTGGCGCCGGAGACGCCGATGATGCGCCAGTCGGTGATGGTGGTTTGGGCGTTGTCGCTCACGTCTGCTCCCACGTTGTCGGATTTTGGGAATGTTTCCACGGGTCGGGGCAGACGGCAAAGGGGCGGCGGTGTTGGGGGGCTTTTTCAGTACCGCCGCAGCGGGGAGGGGGCGGGGTTTCGCGTCATGATTGCGCTTTGTTTTGGACAAGGTGCTTTTTTATGGCCGCTGATTTGGTTTCGGGTGCTCCGTTTGCGGGCAATGTCGATCCGCGCCTGCAGGCGCGCGTTTTGTTTTGGCAGGGCTGGCGGATTTCGGATATTGCGCGACTGCTCGGCTTGAAGCCGACGGTTGTTTATTCGTGGAAGACGCGGGACGGCTGGGAGGGCGGGGAGCCTTTGCAGCGGGTGGCGGCAAGTGCGGAGATGCGGCTGCATTTTTTAATCAATCAGCCGAAGAAGTCGGATGCAGACTATAAGGAGATTAAGCAGCTGACGGGTCTGCTGTCGGGCGGGAGGCCGTCTGAAAGGCCGTCCGAACGGAAGCGGCCGGAGGAATCGGGGCGGGGGTTTGACGATGTGCCGACCATCGACCGGCCGCCGCGCGAGCCGCGCGAACGGGTGCGCAAGGTGGAGAAGGCGCAGCCGAACTGTTTCTCGCCGGAGCAGGTGGCGCGGGCGCAGGAGATTTTCCGCGAGCAGTTGTTCGGTTATCAGGAGGTGTGGCTGAACCAGCGGGTGCGTTTCCGCAATCTGCTGAAAAGCCGTCAGATCGGGGCGACGTTTTTCTTTGCGCGGGAGGCGTTGGTTGACGCGCTTTTGACGGGGAAGAACAAGGTGTTTTTGTCGGCTTCGCGGCGGCAGGCGTTTCAGTTTAAGCAGTATCAGATTGATTTGGCGCAGATGGTGGGCGTAGAGCTGAAGGGGGACAGCATCCGTTTGCACAATGGGGCGGTGCTGTACTTTTTGGGGACGAATTCGCGCACGGCGCAGTCGTATCACGGGGATTTGTATGTGGACGAGTATTTTTGGATTCAGGATTTTGAGGAGCTGACGCGGGTGGCGAAGCCGATGGCGTCGCAGAAGCAGTATCGGATTACTTATTTTTCGACGCCTTCGAGTACTGCTCATCCTGCCTATCCGTTTTGGACGGGCAGCCGTTTCAATGAGGGGCGGCCGAAGGCGGAACATGTGAAATTCGATGTGTCGCACGCGGCTTTGTCGGGTGGGCGTTTGTGTGAGGACGGGCAGTGGCGGCAGATTGTGACGCTGGACGATGCGGAGAAATCGGGCTGCACGCTGTTTGACCGGCGGCAGTTGGAGTTGGAAAACTCGCCTGCGGAGTTTCGCCAGCTCTTTATGTGTGAGTTTGTGGAAGACGGGGACGGGGTGTTTTCGTGGGCGGATTTGAAGCGCTGCCAGGTGGACAGTTGGGAGCTTTGGGGAGATTTTTACAAGCCGCTCGGCCTGCGTCCGGCGGGGGATTTGCCGGTGTGGGTGGGTTATGACCCGGCGTTTTCGGGGGATGCGGCGGGCTTGGTGGTGGTGCTGCCGCCGCGCCGCAACGGGGACAAGTTCCGCATTTTGGAACACAAGCTGCTGCGGGGGGATGATTTCGAGCGGCAGGCGGACGAGGTGCGCACTTTGCTGGGGCGGTATAACGTGCAGAAGGTGGTGGTCGACCGCACGGGGCTGGGGGAGGCGGTGTTCCAGTTGGTCGGAAAGTTTTTCCCGCGTGTGATCGGGGTGAATTACAGCTTGGCGGAAAAATCGCTGATGGTGAACAAGATGTTGTCGCTGCTGCGTGCGGACAGGGTGGAGTGGGATTCGGACTGTAAGGATATTACGGCGGCTTTTCTGAATATCCGGACGTTTACGACGGCGGGCGGCCGGGTGAGTTATGAGTCGGCGCGCACGGAGGCTTCGAGCCATTCGGATGTGGCCTGGGCGGCGATGCAGGTGTTTTATCAGGAGCCGTTGGACGGGGTGCCGCAGGCACTCGGGACGGTGGAAATTTATTAGGCCGTCTGAAGGGTTTCAGACGGCCTGCGGGGAATCAGATGAATTGTTCGAGCTCGGAGAGGGTGTCGTTGAAGTGGAGTTCTTGTTTGTGCAGCAGCCAGTAGAGTTTTCCTGCGTCGAGTGTGGCGCTGCCGCATTCGGCCAGGATGTCGACGATGGCGGAGAAGGCGTTGAGGTTTTCCATGTAGCAGTCGTAAACGGCGGCTATTTCGCTGCGCGGGACAAGAGCGGCTTCGCTGTCGGCGGTTTGGTTGAGGTTGAGG